GAAAGTAATCCGAATGCTGTATCAGAGTTTGAGAGACGTAAGCAATTGTATCTAGACTGGCTAGAGGAACCAGACCAGAGGGAACGGTTACTCATGAGAGCAGAGATAAACACTACAGCTCTAGAGAATCCAATTGCACAAGGCTTGGTATACAAGTCATGTAGGAATGAGCAGTCACCTGCTGAAGGATGTATCTTCTTTATTGAAAACTTCTGCTGGACCTTCGACCCTCGTAGTAAGAACAAGTTTCTTCCTATTGTATTGTTCGATTACCAGAAGGATGCTGTGCGATACATCGTAGACCACATCGACAGGGGAGTTAACTTCCTTATAGAGAAGAGTCGAGACATGGGAGTCTCATGGCTTATCGTGTATGTGTTTGTCTGGTACTGGTTGTTCCATGACGGAATTAACTTGCTACTAGGTTCATACAAGGAGAAGCTGGTAGATGATGGAGTCAACCAGGATGCGCTGTTTGGGAAGATAGAGTTTACTCTTAAGAACATTCCTAAGTGGCTAATGCCTAGAGGTTTTACATATCGCAAGCATAGACTAAAGCTTAAAGTAATTAACCCAGAGAACAACAACATCATATCAGGAGATACGATGAACCCTAACTTTGGACGAGGTGCACGTAAGACTGCTATCTTTTACGATGAGTTAGGCTTCTGGGATACAGCTAGAGAGTCATGGGAGTCTGGTACACAGACAACCTCATGTCAGATAGCTAACAGCACACCTAACGGTAGAGATTGGTTCTGGAAGTTAAGAACCTCAGGTATGGATGTACTGTCTCTAATATGGAAACTACATCCACTCAAAGACCAGAAGTGGTATGACTTTGAGAAGACTCGTAACACCGCAGAGAACATGGCCCAGGAGATTGACCTCAACTATGAGAAGTCTCTATCGGGCAAAGTGTATCCTGAGTGGGAACCTGAAATGGGAATCTTTGAATACAACGAAGCATACCCAATGTACGTAGGGGCAGACTGGGGTAAGGAGGATGGTACATCATTGATATGGACTCAGTTGATAGACAACAAGCTACGGGTGGTAGATGCGTTCTATAAGACTGGGGAGACCATTGACTTCTTTGTTCCGTTCCTCACTGGAGTTATTCCATCAGACGAATTTAGATACAACAAGAATGAAATAGAAAAGATAGAGGCCCACAGGAAGTGGAAGCGAGGTACTGTGTTTGGTGACCCAGCAGGGAGGTACACATCAGCAGTAACTAACAAGTCTATCTTCTCTATCCTACAAGAGAATGGTATCTACGTTAACTGGGATGACAAGTGGAAGGAGTTCCAGACAAGACGTACCGCTGTTAAGATGCGAGTACGCAAAGGAGTAGAGGTTAACAAGAACAAAGACACAGAGTACCAAGCATGTGTATTGACCAAGCAGGATACGCTAAGGTGCGAAACAACGGTGAAGAGGAGGTGCGTAGTGCTAAACCAAAGCACGACTGGACATCCCACCATCGCTCAGCACTTGAGTATCTATGCTTAGGTATAGAGAATATTAAAGGACCACGAGCTGTGGTCGTGGATAAATTTGGAACCAATGGAAAAACATTCAACCCTTACATCCGTAGACGCAGGTAGAATTCCTTACCAAAAAGAGGGAAGCCATTATTTTAGAAGACTTGTAAAAGAATTATATACTCAGTCTAAATACTTTCGGGTAGTTAGAATCAGAGAAGGGTTCTTTAGAATCTTCTGGAAGGATGCGTACGTGCACGAGATGTACAAAGAGATGCCGTACCGAGGATACGTTTGGTATACTGACTCACCTTACAAGGAGTCTTTCAAGCTTATGCAAGAGTACGAACAAGACGGAGAGATACAGAGGAAGGTAAAGAACTTCGTTGAGGGATATGCCGAAGCATCTAAATCAATTATGCTTCGCATATATCAATTTAAAAACAACGACGAACACTACAGGCTGGCTAAGGATATGTATAAGCAAGTAGTCATTAAATAATAACAAGTAGTTATGCAGCCAAAGAAAGCCCCAATTAAAATCTACGATATACTCTTTCCTGACGGAGAAGTATTTACACCCTCTGACAGAGAGATGGAAGTAGTATCAAAGAACATGGAAGTGTTCAGACGTACACAGCAAGACAGAGACAGAAGCTTTGTTTACTTTGATGGAATGAACGTAACTGAAATGATTGAAGATTCAGTCCAGAGGTTTAACTCTAATCTATATCTGAGAGATGGTATGGAAGACTGGCAGTCAGGCTTTAATGATGGATTCATTAGAAGCAAGGTGTTGACAATTGTCGGTAAGCTAGTAGAGCAGCTACCTATTGCATCAGGAATCCCTAGGGGGGAGGAGGATACAATGCGGGCAAAGATTATCACTAACCTGTATCAGTACACAGAAGAACTAGATGACTATGAAAACTTTATGTCTATGTTTATTCTGGAACTCATTGTTAAAGGAACTGCCATTGGTGCGGAGGACATTGAGTACACTAAGAAAAAGATTAGAGAAGTAAAAGGTCACGGTGACAACATGACTGTGTCAGAGAAGACAATCAAGACTACAAGGTTCTACTCAGAGCTTGTGCCTCTTGAAGAATACTACCCAGCTAGTGTTGGTATTATGGGAACTGACAAGCAACCATTCTGTTTCAGAAGAAAGATTATGACCGCTGTTGAGTACCAACAGAAGTATGGACACTACAAGAAATCAGAACTAGTGACTGGACTATCCTCTTCTATCTCATCGGGAGGAACTGTTCCTTACTACCTAGACTTTATTTCTTCAGACGTTGGACAAGGAAGTGTAGAAGTTCTTTGGTTCTATGACCACATGAACGATGAGTTTATTTTGACAGCTAATGGTATCTGGATTAACCCACTAGGAACAACCGAGGAGGTTTCTCCCCTACCATGGAACCACAAAGAGTCTCCATTCTTTTCTGCTATCAACGAACCATACGGAGTATTCTTTTACGGAAAATCTACACCTAACAGGTTAAGTTCAATGTCTGATGTACTTAACGTACTACAGAACATGATGATGGACCAGTCTTTCTTATCAATCTTTACACCTATTCTTACCGCAGGGTTCGATGGGTTTGAGGATGACTACCTCCGACCAGGACGTAGAACATCAATTGATACAGGCGGACTAGCACTTAACAATGCTATCATGCCATTGCAGTTTCCAACACCTACAGGTTTCCACCAGTACATTCTTGAATACACAAGACGTATCATGGAAGAGGCTTCAATGGATGGAGTGCAGAGTGGTACAGCAGGTGGCGGTGCAGACCGAACAACTGCCTTTGAAATTCAACAGGCAGCATCAGGTGTCGCAGCAATCCTTACTACCGTAGCACGTTACGTGAACAGTGCTATCAAGAGAAAGGCTAACCTACGTATCAAAAACATTCTACAGTTTGGCTTCCAGCCTAACGCTACAATGGTACCAGGAGTAATGGCAGACCTAGATACAACAAGACCATTTGCTACATTCTCATTTGCAGGAGCTAAACTAAGTGACGGCAAAAGAGGAACAAGTGTTCTTGAGTTGTACAAGAACACTGATGACCTCCCTGAAAGAGAGGAGACAGAAGCTAGGTCAATGGTATCCTCAACTGAACGAGGTGAGACTGTTGAGGTCACAGCCATTTCTATTGACTACATCAGAGAAGGTGTAGACTACGATATCACTCTAGGACTTGACCCTAAGAGGGAACGCTCATCAATGGCAGAACAGGGAATGCTACTACAGCAAATCCAAACCCTTGCAGCCGTTGGAGGAGAGAGAGTAAACCTAGATGAACCACTTACAAAGCTTGCTGCTGCAATGGGACTAGACCCATCAACGATTATTAACGACGAGCAACCTCAACCAGAGCAGGCAGGAGGCGGAGCTCAGGGGGGAGGAGCTGGTCCTCAAGCAATGGGAGCTGCAAACAGAGCCGTTGCCCAAGCAAGATAACATTTCTTTATGAAGACAAAAAAGAAAGGTAAGAAAAAGAAATTACAAAAGAAAACTAAATACTAAATGTATATGATAAACATAATTGAAAAAGCTTTAAACAAGCTGGGCTATTATAAGTCTGACATGCCTGAGGGTTCAAAGGCAAGTGAGGCGGACATACTAGAGATGTTTAACACATACGGACAAACGAAAGTGTTTAAGGACCTGCTTCATAATCTTTTAGATAGAGACAAGGACCTACACTTTCACGCAGCATCAGACGCTGACAGGGATAGAATACAAGGAGCGTACCAAAGAACAAACTATTTTATATCCCTAATCAATAAATCAAATGACCGAAAGTAAAGAAGAAGTTGTCGAAGTAGTAAAAGATTTTATCGACCCATTTGATAATGATGCACCAGCGGGAGTACCCCAGGTAGAAGTCATTGGAAGTACTTGCACAGCTTGTGAAGGATAGCTATGTCAGACATCTTTCAGAAGAGGCTAAATTTTAAGCCTTACGAATACCCAGACCTATACGACTACACAGACGCAGTAAGATTTTCCTATTGGGTTCATTCGGAGTTTAACTTTACTGGAGATGTACAGAACTTTCATGTCGATACAACACCTGCTGAAAGAAAAGCCTTAACCAAAACAATGCTCGCCATTGGACAGATTGAGGTGGCAGTGAAAAATTTTTGGGGGGAGATTCACATTCACTTACCCAAGCCAGAGATTGGCGCAGTAGGAGCAACCTTCGCAGAGAGTGAAGTGCGTCACGCAGATGCTTACGCTCACCTACTAGAGATACTAGGTCTCAACAAGGAGTTTGAAAAGCTACTAGATAACAAAGCCTTGGGGGACAGATACAAATATCTAACCAAGACTATTGAGTTATCAAAGACAGGAGATAAGAAAGACTTCACTAAGTCTCTCATCCTGTTCTCTTTACTGATAGAGCACGTATCACTGTTCTCTCAGTTCCTAATCATGATGAGCTTTAACAAGCACAGGAACTTGTTTAAGGGCATGAGTAACTCTGTGGAAGCAACAAGCAAGGAAGAAAACATTCATGGAATGTTTGGCATAGACCTTGTGAATATCATAAGAGAAGAAAACCCTACGTGGTTTGATGATGAGTTCAACGCAGAGATAAGAGAATTCTGTATGGAAGCATACAGGTCAGAAGTAGATGTGATTGATTGGATTTTTGAAGAAGGTGAATTAGATTTCCTTTCTAAAGAAACAGTCGTTGAGTTTATTAAGAACAGACTTAACTCTTCTATTAAAGCAGCAGGGTTTGATAAACTGTTTGACGTAGACGAAAAAATGCTAGAGGAAACAGAGTGGTTTGACAATGAGGTCATCGCCACTAAGCACGTTGACTTCTTTGACAAGAGGTCAATCAACTATAACAAGCGGTCATCAAGTGTTACAAGTGATGACCTGTTTGACTAAATTATAGTTTTGCTATTGACAAGTATTTTAAATGTGTTATAATACTTGACGTATCACTTCCCTCGGTGGTACAACCCAACCTTTGCGGGTAGGGTGATGGCTGCTACATACTAGTCCCCTAGTCCTAGTCTAGTATCCATCACCTTGCCCGTAAGTAGAACTGATTGTTCACTATCGAAGTAAGCGTATGCTGTCTGTATATGACCTAGGAGGAAACTCCCTCACCATGTTGGGCTCGACCAACCTTGGGCATTGCCAAGTAAATAAGTGTATTAGAAATAAGGGGGTGAGAACTATAAACAAATGACAGAAGAGGAAATCAAAGCATTACAAGTTGCTAAAGAAGAAACCGAAGTTAAACTTGCGGAAGCACTAGAGGCTGCACGAGTAGCCACAGAGAACGCAACTAAATCTAAAGGTGACGTTGACAAAATTGTCGCAGAGCTTACAGAGGAACGTCGGAAAAAACAAGAAGCACTTGATAAGGCAAACTTAACAAACAGAGAACCAATGAATGTAAATGAAGCAATAGCTCAAGCGTTCAGAGAAAGAGAAGACCAGACACGTAAGGCAGACCTCGAATCAGTGATGGCCGAGTTCAAAGCATCTAAGCCTGAATTTCAGGCAGATGCTGCTGGTCTAGTCTATTCTAAATTTGAACAAGGACTAAAGCAATTTACTTTTGCGGATGTTACAAACAAGGAACAAATGAAAGCTAGACTTGAGAATGCTTATCGCTTCTTAAGTCCTACTCAGGATGCGGGAGCAGAACCAGATTATTCTGGTAATGCCCCTAGCTATTCTCCAGTAAGCTCAGCAGACCCAGCTCAGTCAATCAATGAACGTAAGGTTCTTGAGGATACGGGGATGGACCCTGCTAAGTACAAAGCCCTTAAGGCTAAGTACGGTGAGGCTTTCTATAACCTTGGACTATAACAATTCTCTACTAACAGAAGAATTAAATGATTCAAAAAATCGGAACACTCGGTAATGCGGGAGGTCCCCTATTGGTTGACAGAATCCTAAGCAACAACGTCGTTATGGCGACTGCGGACTCAGTCAGAACAGTATCAGGATTCCTTGCATTAGGAGTAACAGGCGCACGAGTGCTTGGACACGTTGAAGGTTTTGTTGGACGGGACGGACTCTCTCCAGTCAAAGATGGTTCATACCTCGGAAACGTAGGTAACCCCTTCACAGCGACAGCAAACAACACTACAGTAGCACAGGTTAGAGCCCGTGTTGATGTGGACACACGTTCAATTTATTCAGCAGAACTTGACGCAGCGGTAGGAACAACTACAGCAGCAGGTGGGTCAGGAGCAGCAGGTAAAAACTTTGACCTTGTAGATAAGGATACGCTTGACGAAAGTACATCAGTTGAAACAACTGCACAATATTACTCACACGGAATTGACCTAGACACACCTACAAATGTTGTTGTCAATATTCTAGAGTCAGAAGTATTTGGTTTCTAATCAATAACTTAACTAATAAAATTATATGATTGAAACACGAAGTAAATGGGGTGAACTCATCAAGGGTGTCGGTATCGAAATCCTAGAGATGATTGACCAAGGAACAGAACTATACTCACCAGGAATCTCTAGTCTCTTGAAGACTGAGTCATCTGATGTGGGTCAGAAAACTTTCTCAGGAAAAGTTTCTGAAAATAAAATCACACGAAAAGATGAAGGTGATTCAACTAAAGAACTTGACAGATTCCGAACCTACCTAACACAGGTAGACTACTCAGCCTACGGAGCAAAGATTGAAGTTACCCGTGAGAATATCATGGACCGTGACTTTAGCCAACAGCTTGACGAAGCGAGTGACATCGGACGGGCATCTAACTTCTCGCAAGATGAAGCTGGTATCCAACTTTTCAACGGTGGTTTCACTACCCGAAAAGAAGATATCAAAGGTTACCGATACCAGTACTACGGAGATGGAGTACCTACATTTAGTACGGTTCACCCTACTGTAGTACCAGGTGGTTCTGCACAAAGTAACGCAAGTGGAAACGGAGTTGTCCTGTCTGAAGCAAGTCTTGAGACTGCTCGACTAGCTCTGAAGAAACAAATGACTGATGCAGGAGGTCCTCTTGTAATGGGCGGAATGGAATCACTTGTGCTTCCTCTAGCTCTAGAGAAGACTGGTCGTCAGTTGACAGAATCTGCACTAGTACCAGGGTCAGACAACAACGAGATTAACGTGTACCAAGGAAACATTGGTATGACTACATCTGTGTTGATGGATGGTCTACATGGTGGTTCAGATACAGCTTGGTTCCTTATCGTTCCAGGCGCAACAAAGTTTGTACATGACACACGAGAAGCGATGCAGCCATGGACAACTGTTGATGAAGATAAGAAAACATTGACTGTAGGTATCTACGGACGATGGACAAACTACACCAAAGACTGGAGACGAGCATACGGCTCTCTTGGTAATGGTGCTTCATACACTGCCTAACCAACAACCTTAGTTGTTACACCCAGGGGCTTCGGGCCCTTGGGATGTGACCATTAGGACACATTAAAATAATTGCAATTATAATATGAGCTATCTAAAAGTAAATAACCCCAGCGACAAGGATGTAGCCAACACCGTACTTGGTGAAGTATACAGTGTCAAGTCTGGAGGTTCAGAGAAGTGGCCAACAGAAGTAGCCCTACATCTTGTAGGTATTTATCCTTTCTTGACCATCGAAGATGTAAAAGAAGCGGAGGTTAAAGGAATTAAAGAAGATAAGAAAGAGGTTAAAGCTAAATAATTATGAATAATAATTATAGCAACCAGTCACCCTACGTTGCCTTTTCTGGGCAGGCGTTGACAAGTGACTATACTGATACTCAGTTTGAGTTTAGTTCAGCAGGCTTTCTAAAGCTATCGCTTGACATTGGTTATACAATGGGAGCAGCAGAAACAGCCAACAAAGTATTGTTCAAACTCGAACACTCTGCGGACGGAGGTGCTACATGGTACAGTCTAGTTATTGATGAAACAGGGGCAACATCAGTAATTACTCCACGTGTTTGGGAATACACAGGAACAGGAAATGTAAATGTTATCGTGGACATTGCATACAAGATGATGCGTCTATCAATGATAGAAACAGGAGTAGCGGCAAACGCGGGCTCAGTCTCAGTTACCGCACTACTGTCAGGCTACTAGGTTAATAAATAAGAATACAAAAATGAAGAACCCAACCATACTGAAAGGTGAGTTGAGTATTCTTTTTGCAGATAGGTCATTAGTCTTAACGGAATTGCGTAAAGCAAGCACTGAACTCGAACAAACAAAACAGAGTATCAATGAGCTTGAGATGAAACGTGAAGGAGTGATTGATGAAATTCTTGAAAAGATAGCACGACTTGATAAGTTAAAAGGTCGTGCTATTTTTGAAACAGCTAGTCTTAAGGAACTGTCACAGGACCTAAAGAATAGAGAGAATCAAAGTGAACTATTTAAAAAAAAGAATGCCCAGGAAGAAAAGCTATACCTTGGACGTATAAAAGATTTAAAGGAACGGGAGGCAGAGACACTGAAGCAGATTGGATACCTAAAGAGTTTGTTTGACAACAACTCTGAGGTGTTTAATAATCAGGAGTCAGTAAGAAAAAGTGAGATTATTGTACTTGACAAAACGATTGAGGACAAGAGCAAGGCACTTCAAAGCGTACTTAACAATCTAGAGACTAGAGAAGAAAACGAAAAGAAAATAACAAAGGAGCGTCTTAAGAGGGAAGACAAGGTTAGGCTTAGGGAAAAAAATCTTGATTCACTAGAAGAGTCTATGAAAACAAGAGAGAAAGATGTAATAACAATGTCTAAAGATATGATGGTTGTGTACAGTAGGCTTAAAGAGCTATATGCACAAACCAAACCAGGGGCTGATTTAGACAAACTAATCCTTAAAGCAAAATAACATGCCTCTTCCTTTTAACATAACAAACCCAGGTATTAGTCTTGTAGGGTTACTAACATCTGTCGAACAAAACTTTGTCACAGACCTGGTCAGCATTACTTATGCAACAGGAGATATCCTTTATGTAAACGCATCAGGAGACTTTGTAAACTTAGCCAGGGGAACTAACGACGAAGTTCTAACTCTTGTATCTGGTCTTCCTTCTTGGGAGGCTTCAATCGGAAGCGGTGACATGCTTGGCGCAAACAACCTCTCAGACGTAGCCAATGTATCTACCGCTCGGACTAACTTAGGATTAGGCACAGCAGCTACACAAGCAACAGGAGCGTTTGCTACAGCAGCACAAGGCTCACTAGCAGGCTCAGCAGTACAGAACACAGGTAACGAAACCGTAGCAGGGGTAAAGACATTTAGTACACCGATAGCAACGGCAAGTGTAGCGACCATGACTGCAACAGTGGGAGGTGGAGTACCAACCCCACCAAACAACACGACTACTTTCCTTCGTGGTGATGGTACATTTGCAACACCAGCAGGAGCAGGTGACATGGTACTAGACGATGCTCAAACAAATACAGGTGTCAAAACATTCGCAACTGGTACTTTTATTTCCCCAACAATTACAGGTGGTACAGCAGTAGGGTCTAACCTAATCCACAAATCCACCACTGG